CTGGCTCACGCACCTGCAGCATGCGCGCGGGCGCAACGTGATCTTCGTCGGAATCCTCGACGAGAAGCTCGACGACTTCAATCGCCGCGTCTTCGTGCCGCAGATCGACGGCAGCAAGACCGGCCTCGAGCTGCCCGGCATCGTCGATCAGGTCATGACGCTGGCCGAGATCAAGCCGGACGTCGCGCCCGGCCAGCCTGCGGTCGCGTCCTTCCGCGGCCTGATCTGCCAGACGCTGAACCCGTGGGGCTATCCCGCGAAGGATCGCAGCGGCCGGCTCGACATGCTGGAGCCGCCGCATCTCGGGCAGCTCTTCCAGAAAATCCGCAGCCCATCACCGCCGATCGACGCGCCGTCGATCGCGCTGTCCGCCCCCACCCCCAACACCTGATCGGAGCAGAAGCACCATGGCTGTTTGGAACGACTACAACGACGCCCAGTCCAACCCGAACCTGATCCCCAAGGGGACGCTGGCCAAGGTCCGCCTCACCATCCGCCCCGGTGGCTTTGATGATCCGAGCCAGGGCTGGACCGGCGGCTACGCCACGCGCGGCAGCACGGGCGCCGTCTACCTCAACGGCGAGTTCACGGTGCTGGAAGGGCCCTACGCGAAGCGGAAGATCTTCACGCTGATCGGCCTCCACAGCCCGAAGGGGCCGGAATGGGCGGGAATGGGCCGCAGTTTCCTGCGCGGGATGCTGAACTCGGCGCGCGGCATCTCCGACAAGGATGTCTCGCCCCAGGCGCAGGCCGCACGCCGCATCGGCGGCTTCGCGGATCTCGATGGCCTCGAGTTCGTGGCGAAGATCGAGCACGGCACCGATGCTGGTGGCGAGACCAAGAACGAAATCCGCATGGCGGTGACGCCGGACCATCGGGATTACGCCCAGGTGATGGGGCGGCAGGTGGCGCCGGCAGCTTACGCGCCACCGGCAGCTTATGCGCCGCCCGCCGCGCCGGCCATGCACCAGGGCGCCTTCCCGGCCTCGGCACAGCAGCCCGCTCCTGGCGCCGATCCGCGTCCCGCCTGGGCGCGCTGAGGGAGGGCCGCACCAGCATGATGCTCCGCCCCCGCCAGAAGCTCTTCGTCGAGCGCAGCCTTCGTGCGCTCGGCGAGCACGGCAACACCCTCGGCGTCGCCCCGACCGGCGCCGGCAAGACGATCATGCTGTCGGCGGCGGTGGGCGAGCATATCGGCAGCAGCGCCGCCAAGGCCGCGGTCCTCGCGCATCGGGATGAGCTGACGGCGCAGAACCTGGCGAAGTTCCGCCGCGTGAATCCCGGCATCTCCACCTCGGTGGTGGATGCCGGCCAGAAATCCTGGGGCGGCCAGGTCACCTTCGCCATGGTGCCGACGCTGACACGCCAGGCGAACCTGGAGGCGATGCCGGCGCTGGACCTGCTGGTGATCGACGAGGCGCATCACGCCGTCGCGGACAGCTATCGCCGGATCATCGATCGCGCGCTGCAGCGCAATCCTGACTGCCGGATCTACGGCGTCACCGCCACGCCGAACCGCGGCGACAAGATCGGGCTGCGCCAGGTCTTCTCGAACGTCGCCGATCAGATTCGGCTCGGTGAGCTGATCGCCTCCGGCCACCTGGTCCCGCCGCGCACGTTCATCATTGATGTCGGCGTCCAGGATGAGCTCCGGGCCGTGCGGCGCAGCGGCGATGACTTCGATATGGGCGAGGTCGCCCGCGTGATGGACACGGTGCCGGTCACCGACGCCGTGGTGAAGCACTGGCAGGAGAAAGCCGGCGGTCGCCAGACCGTGGCCTTCTGCTCCACCATCGCCCACGCCGAGCACGTCGCGGCCGCCTTCAACGCGGCCGGCGTCCCCACCGTCGTGGTGACCGGCGACATGCCAGACGCCGAGCGGCGCTCCGTCCTCGCGGCTTACGCCAGGGGCGAGGCGCGCATCGTCGTGAATGTCGCCGTGCTGACCGAGGGCTGGGACCACCCGCCCACCTCCTGTGTCATCCTTCTGCGGCCCAGCTCCTTCAAGTGCACCATGATCCAGATGGTCGGCCGCGGGCTGCGCACCGTGGATCCCACCGAGCATCCCGGCATCGTCAAGCGCGACTGCATCGTGCTCGACTTCGGCACCTCCTCGCAGATCCACGGCTGCCTGGAGCAGGACGTCGATCTCGACAGCCAGCCCGGCGAGGGTGAGCCGCCCACCAAGACCTGCCCCTCCTGCGAGGCCGAGGTGCCGATCGCAGTGATGGAGTGCCCGATTTGCGGCCACGGATTCGAACCCCGCGGGCGCGAGACGGCGCCGCTCGCCGACTTCATCATGACGGAGATCGATCTCCTCCGCCGCTCCGCCTTCCAGTGGTGCGACCTGTTCCGGGATGATGCGGCGCTGCTGGCCAATGGCTTCAACGGCTGGGCGGGCATCTTCTTCCTGAACGGCGCCTGGCACGCGGTCGGCGGGGCGAAGGAGGAGCGGCCACGCCTGCTGTCCATCGGGGAGCGGCTGGTGGCGCTGGCCGCGGCGGATGACTGGCTGAACACCTACGAGACCGACGAGAGCGCCCACAAGAGCCGGCGCTGGCTGCGCGAGCCGCCGACCGAGCGCCAGCTGATCCATCTGCCGCCGCAGGCCCGCGCCGATCTCGGCATGACCCGGTACCAGGCCTCGGCGCTGCTCACCTTCAAGTTCAACCGCCAGGCCATCCAGCATCTTGTGCGCAGCGCCCAGCCCGCGGCGCTGGGGCAGGCCGCATGATCGATGGCCCGCTCCCCGGAACCGCCCTGCGCCGTCTGCTCCCGCCCGGCGCGTGGCTTTGGCTGGTTCGACCCGGCGCCGCGGAAGAAGCCGCGGCCCTCGGTCTCCTTCTGCTGCATCGCCTGCCAGGGCTTCTGGTCGCGCTTGGCGGGGAGGTCGTCCGCCATGGTTGACCTCACAGAGCAGGAGAAGGCCGCGATGCGCGCGGCCATGCGCCGCGTCGCGGAGACGATGGCCGAGATCGGCTGGGATACCCGCTTCCAGGAGCTGAGCGAGGCGCAGGTGCTGACGCTGATCGAGGCCGCCGTCGGCGGCTTTCAGGAGGCGATGCAGGCCATCGCCCGGCAGGACGCGGCGGCGGAGGTGCCCTTCTGATGCTCGACTTCAACAGCCGCAGCCAGACCTCCGCGCATGTGAATGCCGCCATCGACGCGGCGCTGGTCGCCGGCAACGCGGCCTCGCCGCCGCGCAGCTACCTGGGTGGGTCGCGCCTCGGCCATGCCTGCGAGCGCGCGCTGCAGTTCGAGTTCGTGAAGGCGCCGAAGGATGAGGGTGCCGACTTCGACGGGCGGCTGCTGCGCATCTTCGGGATCGGGCACGCGCTGGAGGATGTCGCAGTCGCCTGGCTGCGCGGCGCCGGCTTCGATCTCTACACCCGCCGTGGCGGTGGCGAGCATGGCGAGCAGTTCGGCTTCTCCGTCGCGGGCGGTCGCATCCGCGGCCATGTCGATGGCGTCTTCGCCGGCGGCCCGACCATCCCCGGCATGGCGTTCCCGGCGCTGTGGGAATGCAAGACCATGAACGCGAAGTCCTGGCGCGAGACGTCCAGCAAGGGCGTGGCGGCAGCCAAGCCGATCTATGCGGCGCAGATCGCGGTCTACCAGGCGTATATGGACGCCAACGTCCCGGGCGTGGCGGACAACCCGGCGCTGTTCACCGCCATCAACAAGGACACGGCGGAGCTGCACCACGAGCTGGTGCCGTTCAACGCAGAGCTGGCGCAGCGCATGTCGGACCGGGCGGTGCGCATCCTGGCCGCGACCGATGCCGGCGAATTGCTGCCCCGCGTTGCCGCCCAGGCCGATCACTTTGAGTGCCGCTTCTGCCCCTGGGCCGCGCGCTGCTGGGCGCAGCCTGCATGACGGCATGGGGCGACTTCAACGATGCCGCGCCGCTGCCGGATAACAGCGTGAGCGAACTTCTCGCCGCTGGGCAGATCGCCCTCGATCGACTTCCCGGTACTGGGCAGCCGATGCCGGCGGCCGCGCAGCCCATCGCGCCGGACATCGAGCAAATCGCCGCCTTCCTCGACGTGGTGTTCGGCTATTGCGACGGGCTGATCCCGGTCCGCGGCTTCGTCGACCAGGGCCAAGGTCTCGAAACCAAGCCGCACAACATCTGGGTGCCGGCAGATCGACACGCCGCCGGATCCCTCAGCGCCTACGCCACCTGGGCCGCGCGCGAGGGCAGCGCCGTCTATGTCATCCCTGGCACTGTCGCCGAGCAGGGCCAGGCCCGCGCCGAACATGTCCTGCAGATGCAGACTGTGGTGGTCGATCTCGACGCCGGCGACATCGCTGCCAAGCTGGCGCATCTGGTCCACCACCTCGGCGCGCCCACCCTCCTGGTCGAGAGTGGCGGCCGCACCGCCGAGGGTTCCGCCAAGCTGCACGCCTGGTGGCGGCTCACCGAGCCGGCCGAGGGTGAGGATCTGGCGCGGGTCTGCGCGCTGCGCGGGGAGATCGCGGAGAAGGTTGGCGGCGACCTTCACTTCCGCTCCGCGCACCAGCCGATCCGGGTGCCAGGTACGGTCCACCAGAAGCATGGCGTGCAGCGGCGCGTCACGATCCGGGAGCAGCACCCCAGGGTCGAGGTCGAGCTCCCCGACTTCGCCGCGGCCGTCGCCTCCATGCCCACCATGCCCGGCCTGGAGGCGCCCAGCGCCACCGCGGGCGCCAATCGGCCAGGGCTCGATGCGGTCCTGACCACGCCAGTGCGGGAAGGCGCTCAGGACGCCTGGACCCGCTTCCAGGGCGCCAGCGCCGCCATCGGCCACTTCGTCCGTATGGTCCACGAGGGCCGCATGACCGGCGATGAGGGCTGGGAGGCGATCTGCCAGTACAACGCCGCCTGCCTCCGCCCGGCGTGGCCGCTGGACCGCCTTAAGGTCGAGGCTGACAGTATCTGGGCGCTGCATGTCGATCGGAACGGGCCGCCCCTTCTTCGTGCCGCCGCGGCCTCACCCAGCGCCATCCCCGCGCACACGCTCGGCGCGCTGCTCGACGACACCTCTCCGATGCCCGACGACCTGATCGGTCCGCGCCTGCTGACCCCGGGTGGGATGCTGGTGCTCGGCGGGGCGCCGAAGGTTGGCAAATCCGACTTCCTGATCAGCCTGCTGGTGCACGCCGCCGCCGGCGCCCCGTTCCTGCGCTTCACGGCACCACGCCCGCTGCGGGTGTTCTATCTCCAGGCGGAGATCCAGTACCACTACCTGCGCGAGCGCCTGCAGCAGCTCCGGCTCGACGCCACGATCGTGACCCGCGCCCGCGACACCCTCGTCGTCACCCCCAAGCTGCGCATGCTGCTCGACGACCAGGGCGTGCCCCTCGTGGCCGCGGCCATCCGTGCCGCTTTCCCGGATGCGCCGCCAAACATCATTTGCATTGATCCCATCCGCAACCTCTTCGACGGCGGGCCCGCGGGCGAAGGTGAGAACGACAACGCGGCGATGATGTTCTTCCTGCAGAGCCGGGTCGAGGCGCTGCGCGACCAGGTCGCCCCCGAGGCCGGCATCATCCTCGCCCACCACACGAAGAAGCTCAGCAAGCAGCAGGTCAAGGACGATCCCTTCCTGTCGCTCTCCGGCGCCAGCGCACTGCGCGGCTACTACACCTCGGGCGCTATCCTGTTTCGCCCCGACGAGGAACAGACCGAACGCGAGCTGCATGTCGAGCTGCGCAACGGGCCCGGCCTGGAGCCCATGCTGGTCGATAAACGTGGTGGCGCCTGGGTCGAGCTCGATCGGACCGGCCATCGCCTAGTGCGGAAGGACATCGGCGGCAAGCTCGATGCCGAGCGCAGCCGGCGCCACGACGTCATCCTGCAAATCATCGCCAATGAGGCCCGCGAGGGGAAGGTCTTCACTGGCAGCGCCTTCGCCGCGCAGTTCGAGAACACGCACGGGCTGGGCGGTGACGACACCATCGCCCGCCGCATCAACGTCCTCGCCAACAAGGGCTATATCAAGTTCCTGCGTGACGCGCCCGAATTCGGCATTCCTGTCAGCAAATCCACCAAGGGCTACCTCCTGGTGCAGGACATGCTCTTCGGGACGGACGGCGAAACGGTCGATCCCGAGACCGGCGAAATCACCCGCACCCTCGTCCCGCTGCTGCCGACGCACTTCCAATCGGAGACCAACAACGCGGTTCTGCCCGTCGAGAATCCGCAAATCTGGGTGCTGAATGAACCGGAGGCTCAGGCATGAGACGCTCTTTCGATACGATATCGCACTGTGCGGAACTTGCTTCGGAACTTCCATGTTCCGCAAGTTCCGCAAGCTTGCGGAACATACCTGCGGAACTTGAATCATCCAGCAATCTCAGTGGGTTGACCAAGTTCCGCAAGTTCCGCAGCGAGGCTTTGCGGAACTTGCTTGCGGAACTTCAGAATAATTCACGGAATCAATGGCTTAGCCAAGTTCCGCAAGTTCCGCAAAATGCCTCCCCCCTACGGGGGGTGTGCGTGCGCGTCCAAAAGACGCGCGCACACCACACCCGGGGACGCCTGGTTCGGGTCCGGGGACCACCCCCAATGAGGCCACATCCCTCCAGCCGGGCAGCGACGGCGAGCTCCGCCAAGAACCGCGCCGTCGCCGCCCTCACCAGGACGATCCCCTTCCGGAGACCACCATGGCAGCCACGACTCTCACCATGCCCGCCGCCCATGCAAGCGGCCCGCCCATCGCCCTCCCGCCCGCGATCAGCCTGGCGCACCACGCCGTGCTCGCCCTGGATCTCGGCACCACGACCGGCTGGGCCCTGCGGTCGCGTGACGGCGGCATCACCTCCGGCACCATGACATTCCGCCCCAGCCGCTTCGAAGGCGGCGGGATGCGCTTCCTGCGCTTCCGCGGATGGCTGGCCGAGATCGCCGGTCTGTCCGGCGGTGTGGCGCGGATCGTGTTCGAGGAAGTGCGCGCCCATGCCGGCACCGACGCGGCTCACATCTACGGCGGCTTCCTCGGCACGCTGACCGCCTGGTGCGAGGAACGCGAGGTCCCCTACGAGGGCGTACCCGTCGCCACGATCAAGCGCTTCGCCACCGGCAAGGGCAATGCCGACAAGGCGAAGATGGTTGCGGCAATCCAGGCCCGCGGCTTCGCGCCAGCCGACGACAACGAGGCGGATGCAATTGCGCTGCTGCTCTGGGCGACCGCCCCCACGGGAGGCCGCGCATGAGCATGCACGGCGCACCGCAGCCGCCGCGCTCCTGCCTGGACCGCGGCACGCGCAGCCCGACCAACGACAGCGAGGTGAACGCCATGCGTGCGGCTGCCTGGCATCGGCACGGCGTGGCCGCGCTGCCTGTCGCCGAGATCAACGACGACTGGCTCCGTCAGGCCATCACCAACGAAGCCAATCGGCGCTGGGGGCGTCGCAGCGGGGAGAACCACCATGGCCGGTAAGCGCAAGACCAAGACGTCGAAGGCGAAGGACGGCGATCTGGCGAAGCCGTCGAAGTGGCGGCTGCAGCATGGTGGCTTCGGCGAGCCGATCCGCGACGCGGATCCCGAGACCGGCACGCCCGTTCAGCATCGCCGCGCCGTGGACACGATGGGCATGATGCTGGCCAGTGGCAGTATCACGCCGCAGATGCACGAAGCGGGTGAGATCTTCCGCGGGTTGTTCCGCGCCGCCTGCTTCGACAGCATGTCGACGTCGCAGCTTCTACGCATCCCTGGCTCGCGCGTCGATACGCTCTCCACCATGCAGGTCGAGGCCCGGCGCCGTGTTGCGGCGGCGTTGGATCTGCTCGGTGGGCACGAAAGCCCCTGCGGCTCCTGCGCATGGTTCGTCGTCGGCCTGGAGTTCTCGGTGCGCGAATGGTCGATGCGCCAGGGCTGGGCAGGACGGACGGTGCATGGCCCTGTCGGCCAGGGCATCCTGGTCGGCACGCTCGGTACGCTGGCCATGCACTTCGGCCTGATGCCGCGGGCTAAGGCAGCGTGATGCAGCGTGGCCGGGGCGCTCTGCATCGCCTCGGTCACGCTGTTACAATTGACCCCATGGCGGCACCGAAATCGATAAGGGTAGAGTCAGGACACGTAGAGAAGGTGCGAGAGCGCCGTGGCTGAGTGGCTGAGCAGCCACGCTGCGGCTCAATCGAGACAGTGGCTTTCGAGCCGCAGGGTCCTTCCTGGCCCCGCTGTATGCGGGGGGCGGAAGCGCGCAAGGTCGCTAGCGCCAGGCCGGAAATATGGTTTGCAGTTTGCAGCCTTTCCGAGCCGCTTCAAACCGTTAGCTGCAAACCAACGCCGCGCCGCGGCCCTGCAAACCTCCTGCAAACCGGATGGCATCATGACGCTCCCCTGGATGGCGGCGAAGATCCTGCTGCGTCCGGTGGCGGAACTGCGCCCGCATGCCGGCAACGCCCGCGTCCACAGCGCCGAGCAGCTAGAGCAGATCAAGGCCAGCATGCTGGCCTTCGGCTTCACCAACCCGCTGCTGGTCGATGAGGACGGCGTGCTGATCGCCGGCCACGGCCGGCTCGAGGCGGCGTCGGCGCTCGGCATCGAGAAGGTACCGACCATCGTGCTGCGGCATCTTTCCGCGGCGCAGAAGGAGGCGCTGCGGCTCGCCGACAATCGTATCGCGGAGAACGCGACTTGGGACCAGGCGCTGCTGCGCGATGCGCTCGCCGCGGTGCAGGCGACGCAGGAGATCGACCTCGGCGCGCTCGGCTTCTCGGCGGATGAGCTCGCGGACATCCTCGCGGCGGCTGGAGATGCCGTGTCCGACGGCGACGCGCCCGAGGCTCTGTCCGCGGATCCCGCCGAGGAGGGCGGAGCGGCTGGCGCGGCGGCGACGAATGATGCGCCGGCGGAAGACCCCGCCGATGCCGAGCCAGAACCGCCGCGCCAAGCCGTCACCCGCCCCGGCGATCTGTGGCTGCTCGGTGAACATCGGCTGCTATGCGGCGACAGCACCGACGCTGCCTCGGTGTTGCGCGCGATGGGCGACGACCGCGCGGCGCTGCTCTTCACGTCGCCGCCTTATGGAAACCAGCGCGACTACACCACCGGCGGTGTCACGGACTGGGATGCCCTGATGCAGGGCGTATTCCAGCACCTCGACGCGGGCATGCGGACCGATGGCCAGGTGCTGGTGAACCTCGGCCTGATCCATCGCGACAATGAATGGCAGCCCTATTGGGCCGGCTGGCTCGACTGGATGCGCGCCCGCGGCTGGCGGCGCTTCGGGCTCTACACCTGGGATCAGGGCCCCGGCCTGCCCGGCGACTGGAACGGGCGGCTCGCGCCCGCCTTCGAATTGGTCTTCCACTTCAACCGCCAGCCGCGGCAGGCCAACAAGATCGTGCCGTGTAAATGGGCCGGCACGCCGAACAAGGGCAGCGGCCTGCGCGCGGCGGATGGGACCATCTCCGAGTACCAGCATGCCGGCCTGCCGGTGCAGGACTTCCGGATCCCAGACAACGTGCTGCGCCTGACCCGCCACAAGGGGCGTGGCATCGAGACGGAGCACCCCGCGGTGTTCCCGGTGGTGCTGCCAGAGTTCCTGATGCGCAGCTACACCGACGATGGCGAGGTGGTGTTCGAGCCGTTCGGTGGTTCGGGCACCACCATCCTGGCCGGCCAGCGCACCGCTCGCCGCGTTCGCGCGATCGAACTGGCGCCGGCCTATGTCGACCTGGCGATCGCCCGATGGCGGATGCTGCATCCGGATCTGCCGGTGACGCTGGCCGATGACGGTCGCGATTACGACGCCATCGCTGCGGCGAGGCAGGAGGTCACCGCCGATGCAGCTTGATCTCGTGGTGAGCAGCCTGCCGGTAGCGGGGCTGGTCCCGTATGCCGAGAACGCGCGCACGCATTCGGCGGCGCAGGTGGCGCAGATCGCCGCCTCCATTGCTGAGTTCGGCTTCGTGAATCCGGTGCTGGTCGATGCCGAGGGCGTGCTGATCGCCGGCCACGGCCGCGTCATGGCGGCGAAGCAGCTGGGCCTCGCCTCCGTGCCGGTGCTACGGCTCGGCCATCTCTCCCCTGCGCAGGCGCGTGCCCTGCGCCTGGCCGACAACCAGATCGCGCTGAACTCGGGCTGGGATGAGGCGCTGCTCGCCGCGGAGATCGCCCGCATCCGCGATGAGGCAGTGGTCGACCTGGACGTGCTTGGCTTCTCCGGGATGGAGCTCGACCGGCTGCTGGCGGCTGCCGATGCCGGCCTCGGCGATGATGCCGACGACGCCCCGCCGCCGCCCGTCGTTCCCGTCACGCGCACCGGCTATCTCTGGCGCTGTGGGGAACACCGCCTTCTTTGCGGCGACGCCACCCGGATCGAGGATGTGCAGCGCGCCCTCGGCGCCGGGCACCTTGCCGACATGGGCTTCGTCGATCCGCCCTACAATGTCGCCTATGAGGGCGGCACCGCCGCCAAGATGACCATCGCGAATGACGCGCTCGGCGGTGGTTTCCCAGAATTCCTCCGTCCCGCGCTGGCCAACCTGCTCTCCGTGACCAAGGGCGCCTGCTACGTCTGCATGTCCTCCTCCGAATGGCCGACGCTGCACCGCGTCTGGCAGGAGGCGGGCGGCAAATGGTCGAGCACCATCATCTGGGCGAAGAACACCTTCGCGCTCGGCCACGCCGACTACCACCAGCAGTTCGAAGCGATGCTCTACGGCTGGAAGGCTGGCGCGCAGCACTACTGGTGCGGCGCTCGCGACCAGGGGAACGTCTGGCACTTCGACAAGCCGGCGCGCAACGACCTGCACCCGACCATGAAGCCGGTGGCGCTGGTCGAGCGCGCCATGCACAACAGCAGCAAGCCGCGCGATACGGTGCTGGACTGCTTCGGCGGCTCGGGCACGACGATGATCGCGGCGGAGCGCACGGGGCGGCGCGCCGTGCTGCTGGAGATCGATCCCGCCTATGCCGATGTCATCGTGCGGCGCTGGCAGGACACGACGGGCGGAGCAGCCGTGCTGGAGGGCGATGACCGCTGCTTTTCCGATATCACCGCAGAGCGCTGCGCGGTCACAATGGCGTAGGCGACTGGAACAGCCACAGTCCAAAGATCAGGTTCCGACACGCCCAGGAAGGGCAAAGCGCTACACGGGTACCCAGATCGAATCATCGGGTTTTTGGGCATCGCCATATGTTCGCCGAGCTCCGGGCGGCAGGCTCGCCACCCAGGCGGCCATGAATGCGTCCAAGCGGTCGTGCCGGCTCCCGGCCACGGATCCTTTCAGCCGCCCTTCCAACCGGTCAGGATCCCAGCCGGTACGAAACGCGACCGCTGCGAGTTGATCTCGGTAGCCCTGTTCCGTCGATTTGTGCTCACACGACGGGAGAAGCGCTCGGACGATCGCAAATGGGTAGACTTCGATGACCTCCGCTGCGCTTTCCTCTCGCAGACTGGCAAACATCTCGAAGCCAAACATCATCCAGATCTTGTTGGCATGCGGGAGCTTAGCCAAAGAGCCGCCCCCATCGAGATGTCGAATGCAGGCCTCGCGTATGCCGATCCAATCGGGTGCTGCAGGTGTTCGGAAGGACGATAAGCCGCAGCGCCCGAGCTCAGCCTCGGATGCACGAGCGCCTGCTTTCGGAGGCGCCGCAGGGGCATCGATGGCAATGCGTTCAATGCGCCACCCCATCTCACAGGCGATCTGGCCAATTGCTCGTGCAACGCCACGCGCGGCATCTCGGAACGGCGCGACTTCCGTGATCTCTCGGTTGCCTCTGCCGCGCGGGATGAGACGCAGCAGGGGCGCTGGGATGTCCAGCGGCTCGATCGTGCTTCCGAGTGCCGCCGCGCAGATCGGCAATCGCTTTTTGCTGGCACAGGCCACATCGATGCCGAGATAGATCGGGGTCGCTGACACAGGAGATCCTCGCCGGTTGGGCGCGAGGCTAGACCGCGCTTTGCCATGGCGCGATGGGTTAGAATTACGCCTTCGCAGGTGTCCAATCGGGATGCGGCGCTGCGGATCATGATGTGATCCAGACCGCCGAAACATAGCAATCGCATAACGCCGCATCTTGCTTGGCTCGTGCGCGGCACAGCGCGAATGGTCCGTCACCCGCAGGGGATGCCCTGCAGCAACAGACGGAGACCAGCATGACTGACCGCGAAGCCCGCGCCGCCCGCAACCAGGAACGTAGCCTGGCCGCCTTCCTCGCGAAGAAGGCCGAATTCGACGCCCTCCTCGCGGAACTCACCCGGGCCAGCTCGGACCATTTCGGCGCGGATCCCGAGACGGTGCTTTGGGGCGAAGCCGCCTGGCTTTCGGATGCCACCGCGAAGCTGAAGGACATCGCGGACCAGCATTTCCGCCGCGGCGAATACGAAGCCTGACGGGACCCCATCGCAGCTTGCTGCGATGGGAACCCGACGCGGGCCACTCTCGCACCGCCCCGACCGGCCACGCCGGCGGGGTTCCCGGCAGTAGGGGCCGATGACCGGCGCCCAGAACCGGAGATCACCACGATGACCAAGCTTTCCGATACCCAGCGCGTGATCCTCAGCGCTGCCGCGCAGCACGAGATGGGGCTGGCCCGCGCGCCGAAGAGCTTGCCTGCCGCAGCCCGCAACGCGGTGTTCCGCAGCCTGATCAAGAACAACCTGCTCACCGAGATCAACGCCCCGCGGGAGCATGTCGGGCTGGGTTGGCGCCATGATGAGGACGGCACCTGGGTCGTGGCGCGCATCACCGACGAGGGGCTGCGTGCCATCGGCGTCGACCCGAACGAGGGCGATGCGGAGGCCGGCGAGCCCGACTGCTCGGGCATCGAGGGCAGCGTGCCCGACACGGCGCGCACGGGCGCGGAGGAGCCGGCGCCGCAGGGTGAGGACGGCCCGCCGCCCGAAGCCACCCCGGCCGCGCCCCTGACGGAGGAGATCGCGATGCTCGACCAGGCCCTGGCGGCACGCGCCGCCGCGCCGCGGACCAGCCTTCGCGACGCCGCCGCGGCGGTCCTCGCCGCCTGGGACGACGAGGCCAACCGCGCCACGGACATGATCGCCGCGCTCGATGCCCCGATGGAGGCGCTGCGCACCCTGCTCGCCGGCAAGCCCGCCCGCACGCCGCGGGATCCGGGCGCGCCGCGCAAGCCGCGGGAGGGCACAAAGCAGGAGCAGGTGCTGGCCATGCTGCGCCGGCCCGAGGGCGCCACGGTCGCGCAGATCGCCGAGGCCACGGGCTGGGCGCAGCACACGGTCCGCGGCTTCTTCGCCGGCCTGAAGAAGAAGGGCTACGCGGTCGAGGTTAAGTCGCGGGAGCGGATGGTCGGTCCCAACAAGGCCGGGGCGAAGGGCAGCTACACGATCTACCACTTGCCGGCCTGACGCACGTCAGCCACAGCGGCCGGGGTCGTCGCAGGCGCCGGGGCTCATCGCGGTCCCCGGCACTTTCGCGAGTTGCTCAAGATCGGCGCCAAGATCATCCGGCAGGGCCGATCGATCGCCTTTCAGATAGCCGAGGTCGGGGTGCCGCGCTCGCTGTTCGGGCAGATCCTAACGGCAATCGTAACGCTCCGTTCATCGCCATCACTGGCCTGATGTTGAGCGTTGCTGTCGGGAAAGGTCGCGCGGGTTGCAAGCGTGGGAACTGCGTGCAGCTTTCGACCAATAGTGCACGATTTCCGCTCCGATGGCGACCACTGAGGGGTCAGACCCGGCGCGCGCGTGATCGAAGCGCTGTCAGCGTTGCGGGCGATGCAGCATTGCCGATAGTTTGTTGGCTCAGCGGCCGGATCGGCCGGCCATCTGAGGAATCCTGAGTCGAATAAGGGTTCGTCGAGGAGGGCTGCCATGGATCGGCCATCGAACTCATTCGGTTTGCCCGGGTGGTTGAGTGCACTCTGCCGCGAGCGGCTCGGCGGCGGCCTCGTCGCTTTCGCTATGGGTTTCGTCCTTCCGATCGTCTTGGTCGGCTGCGACGCGGCATCGAAGGATAGCCCGACGCCAGCGGTCGAGGTGTCTGACCCGGCGACGGCTTGCCGCAATATGCGCGGGCGCTACATCCCTGACGCGGGCGCGGGACGGACCGTCGGAGAAGCACCTGCCGTCGTCACGGTGGAACTGCCCGGCGCGCATTGGTGCGAAGTGCCGGACGGGCCGTATGCGTCGAAATTCTATCACTTCGCGTACATCGTTGCGCTTCGCAGTGCAGGCCGGCCGCCGACACCATCGGAGTATGCCCATACCTTTTTCCTCGTCGCAGCCGCCCTCGGTCCATCGGTGATCCCGCCGGAGAATCTGCGCGATCTTGGTGGGCTTCATGCGGCGCTCCAGGCCGACCTGCGCGCCGGCCTCACGACCGATGCGCGCCCGGACGGTGCGCCGGGCCTGCTCGTCTGGGAACACGGCCCGGGCTTCCGAACTGTGCATGGCGAGGTCGGTGCTCCGCTGCCGGGGTCCAACTGCGTGCCGACTAGGATCGTTTACGAGGCGCGTGACAATCCGCGATTCCCGGCCGGCACGGTGCTCCGGATCACCTCGGTCGCCCGCTACTGCCTGGCGCCTAGCGACAGCGCTACCCCCGCGTTCGCATTGCTGCGCGGGAGCGAGCGGCGCCTCGCGCACGACCCGGAGGCAGATGCGCGCAGCGCCGAGTGGTCCGCGATTTTGGAGCGCTTTTTCGCGTCGGTCAGGTATGGACCGGCGCCGCCCGGTGGCCCGACGCTGCTGAACTGAACATCGCCGTATCGATCGAAGGGCGTCGCCGATCACGCCCGCCTCGGCGCGCCCTTCGTCCCCTCCGATAAGGCCGGCATCGCCATCACGAGCGGCGGGAGGTCGCCGCCATGCCGGAACTCACCGCCTCCACGCGCGAGGCCGCCCGCCGCCTCGGCGTCAGCGACACCGCGATGCACAAGGCAGAACGGGCGGGCCGCATCGCCCGCGAGCCAGATGGCCAGTGGGACATCGACAAGACCCGACGCCGCCTGACCGAAACCGCCGATCCCGCACGCTCACCCCTGGCCAATGGCGCGGGCGCGGAGGGCACGCCCTTCGCCCGGCTGAAGGTCGCGCAGCTCGCCCTGAAGGTGGAGGCGCAGCGCCTCTCGCTCGACGAGACCAAGCGCCGCCTGCTCGACGTCACGGAGGCGAACGCCGCGCTCGACGAGATCGGCAGCACGATGCGCGACGCGCTGCTGAACTGGCCGGCCCGCGTCTCTGGCCTGATCGCCGCCGAGATCAACGTCGACCCCCATCTGCTGCAGACCATTCTGCAGAGCCACATCAACGACCTGCTGACGGAGGCCGCCGATCGCTTCGATCCAGCAGGCCTCGGAGGGGACCGGACTTCGCAGCCGTGATCATGTGCGCCGGCGTGTGGGTGCCATGCTCCGGCCGCCGCCGCAGCTCACCGTCTCGGAATGGGCCGAGCGGCATCGCATGCTGGGCAGCCGGGCCTCCGCGGAACCCGGCCCCTGGCGCACCAGCCGCACGCCGTATCTGAAGGACGTGATGGACGCGCTGTCGGCGGTGCACCCCGCCCGGCGCGTCGTGTTCATGAAGGGCGCGCAGGTTGGCGCCACGGAGAGCGGCAACAACTGGCTCGGCTACATCATGCACCACGTGCCGGCGCCCGCGCTCGCTGTGCAGCCGACCGTGGAACTGGCCAAGCGCTTCTCGCGCCAGCGCATTGATCCGCTGCTGGAGGAAACACCGGCGCTGCGGGAGCGTGTCGCGCCGGCTCGCGCGCGCGACAGCGGCAACACCATGCTGTCGAAGGAGTTCCCCGGTGGCATCCTGGTGCTGACCGGGGCCAACAGCGCGGTCGGGCTGCGCTCGATGACGGCGCGGTTCCTGTTCCTCGACGAGGTGGATGCCTATCCGGGCGACGTCGCCGGCGAGGGTGATCCGATCGCCCTGGCCGAGGCCCGCGCCCGCACCTTCGGCTGGCGGCGCAAGGCCTTCCTGGTCAGCACGCCCACCATCGCGGGCCGCAGCCGGATCGAGCGGGAGTATCTGGCCAGCGACCAGCGGCGCTTCTTCGTGCCGTGCCCCGAATGCCGCGAGATGCAGTGGCTGCGCTTCGAGCGGCTGATCTGGGAGAAGGGGGCGCCGGAGACGGCGCGGTATCACTGCACCGCTTGCGACCACCCCATGCAGGAGCACGACAAGACCGCCATGCTCGGCGGCGGTGAATGGCGCGCGACGGTGGAGGGCCAGGATCCGCACACGATCGGCTTCCATATCTCGGCGCTGTACTCGCCGGTGGGCTGGCTGTCCTGGGAGCAGATCGCGCGGGATTGGGAGGCGGCACAAGGCAAGCCCGAGGACATCAAGACCTTCAAGAACACCGTCCTGGGTGAGACCTGGCAGGAGCAGGGCGAGGCCCCGGATTGGGAGCGCCTGGTCGAGCGCCGCGAAGATTTCGCCATGGGCGTGGTGCCGCCCGGCACCCTGGTGCTGACGGCCGGAGTGGACGTGCAGGACGATCGCCTCGAATGCGACGTCTGGGGCTGGGCGGAGGGGTTCTCCTCCTGGCTCGTCGATCACGTGGTGATCACAGGCAGTCCGCGGGACCGCCAGCCCTGGGACGAACTGGCCCGCGTTCTGGCGCGTGACTGGCCACGCCACGGAGGTGGCGCCATGCGCATTGCCCGCCTCTGCGTCGACACCGGCGGCCGCGACACCGCCGCCGTCTATGGCCATCTGCGGCGCCTTCGGGATCCGCGCATCGCGCCGACCAAGGGCATTGACGGCTGGAACCGGGCGCAGCCTGTCCAGGGCCCGACGCCTGTGGATGCGCTGGTCAACGGCCAGAAACTCCGGCGCGGCTTGAAGCTCTGGACGGTGTCGGTGTCAACTTGGAAGGCCGACCTCTATCGCCGGCTCTGGCTCGGCCGCGGCGATGCGGAGGAGCTGCCGCCAGGCTGGGTGCATCTGCCACGGGCGATCGACGTCGAATGGGTCAAGCAGCTGGTCGCCGAGCAGCTGCGCACCACGAAGGATCGGCGCGGCTTCGCGCGGCAGGAATGGGCCAAGCTGCGCGAGCGGAACGAGGCGCTGGACTGCGCGGTGCTCGCGCGCGCCGCGCTCTGGCTGCTGGGCGCCGACCGCTACGGCGATCGGTTCTGGCAGCAACTGCGCGACCAGATCGCCGATGCGCCCCTGCGGCCCAGCGAGGTTCCCGCCGCTGGGAATATCGCTGACCTGCAGCCGCCATCGCAGGCCGCGCCGGCGCCATCCGACAGCCAGCGCCCGCGGGGCTGGCTGGCGCCGCGCAACGGCTGGCTTCGCTGAAGGAGGACGAGCATGGATCCGACCGTCCTCGCCTGGGCACTCGCCCAGCCGGCCGGCACCCGCGCCGCCGTGCTCGCCGCGGCCTTCACCGGCGGCACCACGCGCGTGACCTTCGACGGCCGCACGGTGGAGTACCGCTCTCTCGATGAACTGGGCCGGGCCCTGTCGGTGCTGCACGCCGCGGAGAACACCGCCGGACGCAGGCCCAGCGTCACCTTCGCCAGCTTTTCCCGCGAGGGCAGCAGGTGATGGGGCGCTTTCGAGATGCCTGGCACGCCCTTCGTGGCTATGCCGCGGCGCAGGACAGCCGTGCATCGAGCTGGGCGGCCTCCGGCAGCAGCGCCACGGCCGAGGTTGGTGCCGCGGCCCCCACCGTGGCGCGCCGCGCCCGCGATGCCGTCCGCAACTACCCCTACGCCGCGCGCATCGTCGATCTCTGGACCGGCAATGCGGTGGGCGCCGGCATCACCACCCGCTGGCCCGACAAACCTCATGCCGAGGCGTGGCGCCGCTGGTCCGACAGCACCGCCTGCGACGCCGAGGGCCGCCTCGACCTCTACGGCCTGCAGGCGCTGGTCATGCGCGCCGTGGTGGAGAGCGGCGAATGCTTCGTCCGCCTGCTGCCGGCTGACATCACGCCGGCCAATCCGATCGGCCTGAGGATGCAGGTACTGGAGATCGACCATCTCGACACGGCGCGGCAGGGCATGATCGAGGGCGTCCCCACCCTGCAGGGCATCGGCCTCGGCGAGGCGGGAGAGCCGGTCGGCTATTGGCTACACCGCGTGCATCCCGGCGCATCTTGGGTTCTGCCCGGTGGTACCACCTGGCTGAGCAGCCAGCGGGTCCCCGCCCGCGACGTGCTGCACATCTACCGCAAGCGCCGGCCAGGCCAGCTGCGCGACGTCTCCTGGCTCGCCCCAGTGCTGACCCGCCTGCACGATCTGGGCGACTACGAGGCGGCCCTCCTCATGAAGGCCAAGATCGAGGCATGCCTCGCCGCGGTGGTGTCCGAGGATGGCGACGACGCCATGACCGGCCCAGCGTCGGGACTGCTGCGCGATGCGCAGGGCCGCACGGTGGAGAGCTTTGAGCCGGGGATGATCCTGTATCGCCGCGGCATGGGGTCCGTGGAGGTGGTGAACCCCTCCAGCGGTGGCAGCCACGCCGCCTTCGCTCGCCGCGCGCTGGAGGCGTCCGCCATAGGCACGGGCCTGACCTACGACCAGGTCGCTGGCGATCTGACGCAGGCGAACTACTCCAGCCTGCGCGCCGGCAAGATCGAGTTCCGCCGGCTCTGCGAGCAGGTCCAGTACGGCATGCTGATCCCAATGCTGGTGCGGCCCATCGCGGACCGTTTCCACGCGCAGGGCGCGCTGCTCGGCCTGTGGGGCGCCGAGGTGCCGAACGGCCTGTCGCACGTCCCGCCGGCGCACGAGATGATCGACCCACTCAAGGACACCACCGCGCTCATCGCCCAGGTCCGTGCTGGCTTCGTACCGCAGCCCGAGGCGGTCGGCGCCTTTGGCTACGACTTCCGCCAGGTGGTGGAGATGATCCGCGAGGCCAACGCCCTGCTCGACGAGGCCGGCCTCTCGCTCGACACGGATCCACGCCGCGTCGCGAAATCCGGCGCGGCGCAGGACGCCGCTCAGCTCGCCGCCATCGAGATTGCAGCGACGGGGGCAGCGGCGCCGCCTCGCCAGGATCCGCAGCTTCAGGACTGACCGATGACCGAACCGATCGCACTGCGTGGTAGCGATGCCGCGCCGGCACAGACTGCTGCGCCCGATGGACTGCCCAGCGCTGGGCAGTCGATCACCGCGTGCCGCGCGCTCGCTGCGCCTGTCACCGTCAACCGCGTCGCGCGCACCGTCGAGGTGGTGTGGAGCACCGGTGCGCGGGCCCGCAACTTCGTGCCACCGCTCGGCCCCATCATTGAGGAACTCGATATGCGGCCCGAGGCGGTGCGCATGGACGCCCTGCACTCCGGCCGCGCGCCTGTGCTGGACACCCACCGCCGCGCCGGCACGCGGGATGTGCTTGGCCGGGTGGTGGCCGCGCGCCTCGAGGCGAACCGCGGCTACGCCACACTACAATTCAGCGGCGCCGATGACGTGGAGCCGGTCTGGCAGCGCGTCGCGGACGGCACGCTGCAGTCCGTCAGCGTCGGCTACCGCGTGCATCGCTACGAGCCCCGGCCCGATGCCGCCACCGGCCAGACCATCCACCGCGCGGTGGATTGGGAGCCCTACGAAATCTCGATCGTGCCCGTCCCGGTGGACGGCCTGGCCGTGATCCGTGGCGAGGGGGCCCAGGGCACCCCCGCCATCGCCATCGAACCTGCCCTGACCGAGGAACCCACCATGACCGAGACGACGCCGGCTTCGCCGGATCCCGCACCGGCGCCGCCTGCGCCGCACCCCGCCACCGTGCCGCCGGAGAGCCGCGTGACCACCGCACCCGCCAGCCCGTCCACCGCCCCGCCCGAGCCCACGCGCGCCGCGCCGCCGGCACCCGATCTCGACGTCATCCGCGCCGAGGCCGAGCGCGCCGCGGTCGAGCGCATCGCCGGCTATGAGCCGGTGCTCGCCGCCGCCCGCGGCCTCGTCACCCCCGACATCCTCGACACCATGCGTGAGGCCGCCATTCGCGACCGCATCTCCCCCGAGGTGCTGCGCGGCCGCCTGTGGGAGGCGTTCACCAGCGGTGCCGTGCGCCCGTCCCTGCCGGCGCGCCCCGACACCGGTCCGTCCAACGACGACCCGTCGCAGCTCCTCGACGCCATGGCCGAGGCACTCGCGGCCCGCACCATGCCCGGCTACCAGGCCCCGGCCACCGGTCGCCACACCGAGTTCCTGGGCTGGCGGCCCTCCGATATGATCGGGGAACTGCTCCGCGCCCGCGGCGAGCGCAACGTGCCGCGCAACCCGACCATCCTCGCCGAGCGCGCCTTCCACACCACCAGCGATTTCCCGGCCCTGCTCTCGGCCGCGGCGAACAAGATGCTGCTGGCGGCCTACGCGCCGGCGGCACCCACCTACCGGACGCTGTTCCTCCGCCGCGACTTCCGGGACTTCAAGCCGCACCGGCATCTCCGTGTCGGCGACTTCCCGACGCTGCTGCCGCTGTCGGAGAATGGTGAGGTGCAGGCCGGCACGATGTCCGAGAGCCAGGAACTGGTGTTCCTGCAGACCTTCGCGCGGCGCATCCGCGTCACGCGGCAGATGCTGGTCAACGACGACCTCGGCGCCTTCACCGACTTCGCCAGCATGATCGGCCGACGCGTCGCCGACTTCGAGAACGCGACGGCCTATGCCCTGCTGAACAGCGCCAGCGGCGACGGCCCGACGCTTATCACCGGTGCGGCAGCGGTGTTCGGGACGGCGGCCACGCGGGCCAACAAGGCCTCGGCCGGCACAGCGCTGGACTTGGCCAACCTCGCCATCGGCCGCGCTGCGGTGATGAAGCAGAAGACCCTGGATGGCCTGCCCATCTCCATCGGCGCCTCCATGCGCCTGCTGGTCGGGCCGAACCAGGAACTCGCCGCGCGGCAGCTCACCGTCTCGGTGCAGGCGACGCAGACCAGCAATGCCAACGTCTATGCCGGCTTCGTGCAGCCGCTGGTCGAACCGCTGATCCCGGCCAACCGCTGGTACCTGTTCTCCGACCCCTTCGCTGCACCCGTCTATGTCTACGGCTACCTCAACGGTGCCGAGGGACCGCAGGTCACCACCGGCAATGTTCAGGGCGTCGACGGCGTCGAGGTCTCGGTGATCTTCGACTTCGGCGTCGGCGCCATCGACTGGCGTGGCGCCTGGTTCAATCCGGGGACCTGATCCCGGCTGTCTTCCTACAACCATGACTACACGCGGGGCGCCCCATCGGGCGCCCTTCGTGTTTCTGAGGAGACCTCATCCCCATGCGCAACTATGTGCAGCCGGGCGACAGCCTGGCGCTCGCCATCCCCTATGCGGGCGGCGTCACCTCTGGCCAGGGCGTCCTGGTCGGCGCGCTCTTTGGTGTCGCCGCCGTCGATGGCGCGCAGAACGCCGTCATCGAATGTCAGACCAAGGGCGTCTTCGACATCAGCAAGGAGCCGGCGCTGGCCATCACAGCCGGGTCCCGCCTCTTCTGGGACAACACCAACCGGCGCCTCACCACCACCGCCACCGGCAACTTCCAGGTCGGCCTCGCCACCGTCGCGGCGCTCGCCGCGGACAACACCGTTCGCACTGTGCTGCTGCGCACCCCGGCATCCGGCACATGAGCGTCGATCCCAAGGCCACGCGGGGCTATCGCAACCGCAACCCGGGGAACATCGAGCATGTTCCCGCCAACAAATGGCAGGGGCTGGCCGAGCCGCCGTCGGACGGACGCTTCTGCCGGTTCGTGAGCCACGAGCACGGTATCCGCGCCCTGGCCGCCCTGCTCACCACCTACCAGGACCGCCATGGCCTGCGCACGGTGCGGCGGATCATCGACCGCTGGGCTCCGCCGGGGGAGAATGACACCGGCGCGTATGTCGGGGTGGTCGCACGGCGCATGGGCATCGGCGCCGACGATCCGGTCGACCTGCACCGGCACGATCAGCTGCGTCCCATGGTCGAGGCCATCGTCGCCCATGAATGCGCTGGGCTGGCCTATCAGGCCGGCGTCATCGACCGCGCCTTGACCATGGCGGGTGTGCCGTCGCCCGCACCGGAGACGTTGCGGCAGGTCGCCACCACCACGGGCACCGGCCGCGGCGCGGTGGCGGTCGGCGCGGCCGGCGCGGCGACCGTCGCCGCTCAGGCAGCGCCGGCCATTCAGGCGCTCGGCAGCCTCGCACCGATGGTCGCCATCGCTGTGATCCTCGCCGCCATCCTCGGCGTCCTGCTGTGGCGCCTGCGGAGGCCGGTATGACGGCGCTGCTCGCCACCCTGTGGTCCCGCATCGGCGGCTGGCTCGCGGCCGGCCTCGCCGGTGCGGGGGCGGTCCTGGCCCTGCTGGCCATGGGTAGGCGGCAGGGCCGCGCGGATTTCGAACGCGAGACGGCCCAGCACAACCTCGAGGCCAGGGAGAGAGCCGATGCGGCATCTGCCGAATATCGCGCTGATGGCGCTGCTGACCGCCTGCGCTCCGGCCGGTTCTGAGCCGACCTGCTTCGCGCTGGTGCCGTACTCCCATGCCATGCAGGTGCAGGCAGCTGAGCAGCTGGCGGCACTGCCTGCCGGATCAGTGCTGGCGCGCATGATCGATAACTATGGCGATCTGCGCGCCCGTATCCGCGGCGCCTGCGGGCGATGAGCGCCTTCGCCGCGGCGATGGACGTGCTGGTTGCCGATCCGAACCTCGGCACCGAGGCCGTCTACCGGCAGGGTGGCAGTGGCACGCCCGTCAGTCTTCGTGTGCTGCGGTCGTCGCCCGACCGCGTGGCCGACGCCTTCGGCACCGGGATCATCTCGGTCACCGACATCCTCTCCGTCGCCATCGCCGACCTGCCCGCAGTGGACGCCGGCGACAGCTTCACCCTCGGTCCCGACACCCTGACCGTCCAGCACGCCGAACGCGACGCCTCGGGCACCGCCTGGCGCGTCTTCTGCCAGCGATAGGAGCTCCCCTCATGCCGCAGAACGCCCTCACCCTGCTGGAGATCCTGCGCGACCTGCTACTCGGGGCCGCCGCCGGCCTCGCCGGCGGCTTTGTGCGCTGGAACAATCCGGAGCGTCGCCGCTTCGGTTGGTGCCTCGCTTGGGAGGTGCCCTCCGCTGCGCTGGTCGGCAGCGCCGGCTACGCGCTCGCCGGCTTCCTCGAGTTCAACGAATACGGGCGGTTCCTGTTCGCTTTCGTGTTCGGCTATCTCGGCCAGGCGGCACTGCACGATCTCGCCGTCGCCATCATCCGCCATCGCACCGGCCTGCCGCCTGGCGACGGCGGGACGCCGTGAGGCTCGCTGCCCACATCGTCGGCGATCTGCGCCAGATGCTCGCGGCCGAGGTGCGCGCCGGCGAGCGCGCCGCGATGACCGCCATTCGCGGCGAGACCGATCAGGTGAAGGCCGAGCTGCGCAAGCAGGTGACAACGGCGTTCTCGGGCAATGCACGGGGCATCGCCAATGCCTGGCGGTCGATGATCTTCCCGCGGACGGGTCAGTCGCTGCGGCCGGCGGGGCTGGTGTTCACCAAGGTGCCGAACGTCATCGACGCCTTCGAGCGCGGTGCGCTGATCCGCGCCAAGGGTGGCCGGAAGTTCCTGGCCATCCCGACCGGCTTCAATGCGGCGCGGGGGCGTCGGGGGCGTGGTGGTCGAACGCATGCGTTCGACGGGCTGCGCGTGACGCCCGCGCAGATGGTCGCCTCCGGCCAGGCTTTCCTCCGACCGTTCAAATCGGGCCGCGGCTTCGTGTGGTGCCTGCCGTTGCGCCAGGGCGAGCAGACCGGGCGGCGCCGCCGGACGCGACTGGTAGCAGGTGGTGTGACCGAGGTCGGCACGGCCAACCGCAAGGGCCGCGAGGCCTGGGCGCGCGGCCTGCTGGAGCAGGGAATGGTGCCGATGTTCCTGCTGCTGCCCCAGGTGAAGCTCGCCAAGCGGCTCGATGTGCGCGGCGCGGCGGAGCGCGGGTTGCGCCGCCTGCCAGGGCGCTTCGTGGCCGCCTGGGAACGCGAGAGCGGGAGGGTGACGCCGTGAGCATGCGCGAGACCGCGATCGCGGCGCTGCACAGCCGGCTGGTCACGTCGCTCGCCGTTCGGAACCCGACGCCGCTTGTGCTGCGCGGCGAGACCATACCGCAGCGCATTCCTCCCGGTGGGCTGGTCGTGGTCCGCGATGGCGAGACGGTGGAGGAGACGCCGATCCTCTCCCCGCTCGCCTGGCAGATCGAGCATCGTGCCGAGGTCGAGATCACCGTCGCCGGCGCCACGCCCGCCGCGCGCAACGCCCTGCTTGATGCGCTGCTGTTGGATGTCGCCACGGCCATCGCCGCCAACCGCAGCCTCGGCGGGGCGGTGGAATGGGCGCAGCCCGGCAGCGCGTCCTTCGAGGATGTCGAGTTCGAGGGCGCTGCCGCGGCCCGCGCCGCCGCCATGCTCATCACCCTCTGGTTCACCGTCGCCGGCTCGCCGCTGGCCTGATCCCCGTCCAGGAGAAAGCCCATGCCCCGTGCCATCGGCGCGAACTGCCGCCTGCTCATGCTGCCCGAAGCCGTCTACGGCACTGCGCCCGGCAGCAACTGGCGGCGCATGCCGTTCCTCTCCTGCGATCTCGGCGCCGAGCAGCCGCTGCTCGATGCCGACGTCATCGGCGTGGGCAGCAACCGCGACCCGGCCGCGCCCTTCCTCGACACGGTGACCGTCGCCGGCCAGGCGGTGGTGCCGGTCGATCTGATCAACATCGGCCAATGGCTGCGGCTGCTGCTCGGCCCGCCGACCACCACGGGCACGACCAACTTCATCCACACCTTCGCCTCGGGCGCGGCGTCGCTGCCCAGCAACGCGATGGAGATCGGCTACCCTGACGTGCCATCCTTCGACGTCTGCACCGGCGTGCGCGCCGACACGTTGGAGCTGGACTTCACGCCGACTGGCGCGGCGACGGCGACCTTCGGGCTGTTGGGCCAGGGTTCGGTGCGTACCGGCGCAACGTCAGGCGGTACGCCGACCAGCGCCGCCTACACCGCCTTTAACAAGGCGCAGGGGTCCATCACCCGCAGCAGCGTGGCGCTGGCGCAGGTCACAGGCGCGCGGCTCACCTACGCTAATGGCATGGAGGCGGTGCGCACCATCCGCGCCGACCGCCGCGTCGAGGGCGTGGATCCAGGCATCGCGCGCTGCACGGGCCAGATCACCGTGCGCTTCGAGAACACGACGCTGCTGGCGCAGGCGCAGGGCGGCACTTCGGCGGAGTTCTCGCTGGCCTTCACCATCGATGCCAACCGTAGCCTGACGATCACGCTGCACGAGGTCTATCTGGCGTTGGCCAAGACGCCGATCGAAGGGCCGGCCGGGGTGGAGGCGAGCTTCGACTTCAGGGCCGCGTTCAACGCGACGGCGACGCGCATGATGACCGCTGTGCTGCGGAACCAGCAGGCGGGGACAGAATATGCGTGAGCACAGTAATTGACGTTGCGAGTCTGCGCTGGGCGAAAAAGGAACTGTAAAACATAGGATACCCCTAGGTTCAATTGGCACCAAAACTGGTATTCCGACGCCAATACCAATCCCTATCATAGAGAGCACCTACTTTGTACCAATTATAAAAATTGCTGCAAACATCTTAGTGCAGTGAGAGAATATGGACATAAAGATTTTTCATTTACCATCCTGATAACTTGTCCCAAAGGAATCCTTCCAAGTGCCGTTAGTTGCGAAAATAACGACGTTTTTTACTGCATCCTCAAGGCGGGCGCTGGGGTATTTTTTGTGTGCGGCGAGCAACTCATTAGCGTACTGCTGTGCTATGATTTTAGCACCCTCAACGCCGAAAAATTTCAAGCGAACCGAGATGTGTCCCTCTGCGAGCGTCACGATGGGATAGCTGTCAGTCGTATTCGCGATTCGGTTAAGCTCGCGTAGCGCGTCTATTGCTTCCCTCAGCAGCGGTTCCGCATCGTCCCAGCTTTGCGACGAAGAAGCGATGATCATCAGCTGCTGCGCATAGGCGTGCTCGATTTGAGGTGAAACAAACGCGTCTCGCGCCGTCTTTAATTTTTCTAGTGCCTCACGTTGCTTCCCGAAATCGCGTAGCGCCAAGCCGTACTGCAGCCAGTACAACCCATCGATATGAAATTTGGTCTCGAAGGCCTTATAAATCGACAAAGTCTTCTCTTCGTCACCGCGCATTATCTCTTTGGCGAATCGATGATTTATAATTGATTTAAAAACTACACCGTCCGCCTTCCCAACATTTTTGATTACTGGAGTTTCGTAGTCGGAAAATGCCTCTAAGACAGCGATCAAACAATTCCTAATCATATCTATAGGAACAATCTTCTCGAAAAGCTCTCGAACATAGACCGGGTGACGCGCGGAATACTTCCCCGAATTTGTTACAATAATACCCTCCGTATCGCGCGACATCATATTTACATCTTCTGCAATACTCAGATTCGAGAGGGCTGATCCCACAATTTGCGAACTCAGCGTTGACCTATGAATGCTTGCAAGACCAACAATAACAAGAAACATTTTGTGGCGATCGTCACCTACATTTTTAAAGTCTCTGGCAATGATTTGCGTGAATCCGAGACCTGTGGTTGCCTCCATTAGACCGATAAGCAATTGCCGGTCAGCCTTGTTAAAAATTTCTTTGACGCGCTGCTCGGATGTCATCGGTTGCAGGCGTGTCCAGGGTCCGAACTTTTCCAGCTTTGCAAGTATATCGCTCACATCCGGTTTGCGTATCTTCTCAACGACGAACGTCTTGGAAACGCATGGCTCAACAATCGCTTTTACCCGCCTGTTCCAGATGTTGAGCCTCTCCGAAGCCACGATGCAGATGTGTCGTGTTTGTGATGATGCAAGTAATTCGGCAACCTCATTGTGCATACCCTCAAGCTTGTCAATGAACAGGTAAAATGCAGAATTGTTGATCTGCTCTAAAGCGACAACAACTTCTTTAAGATCGCTGACCGCCTCCCGTAGAAAGTAGACGGGTATGTTCGAGGCTTTGCTGATATGGAGCGCAGCAACCATCAAAGTGGTGGTCTTGCCAGAGCCAGCAGGGCCGACCAGCGCAATACATTTTTTACGTTCGTGAACCTCGACGAGCTTCGAGAAATCCGTGATGAACCCGAGTTCGGCGGGAACGCCATCGAGGATGTCGGTCCATTGAGGTTTGAAGCCCTTATAAAACTCGCGAATCGCGCCCAAGGTGTTGTCCGCTTTGGAGCGAGGAAGATTATCGGCACTTACGAGTGTAACGCTGTTCAATGCGCGTTTTTGCAAGTCGGTTAAGGCTCTATGCAAATTCCGTAGCTCAGGACGCCGAGCGGTAGCAAGATCCCATCCGCTTGGGGGTTTAGGCATTTCGTGCGCGAGCCATTCCGCGAAGTTTTTGAGTGTGCCAGGCACGTGAAGGAGGTTGAAGCTATTGAGATGATATTTCTCTATTTCGCTTGCAGAAGGAGTTATTACATATCCACGCAGGGGAGCTCTTTTGAGGACCGAACGCATCTCAGCCATGGCATGCTGGAACAGTGGTTCGTTTAGCTTGCTACCGACGAAAAGAAATGTGTAGTTACTGTGGTTCTGGCCTAGCTCACGATACCAGACAGGAAGTCGATTTGATCCTTCTCCGTACTCCTGTGGTGAAAAGATAAAGCCATCCTCTGGACGATCGGCTGATCCATTCAGCTTTATGAGCTGAACAGACCCAAAAATCGGGTCAATTTCTTCGAGTGGTGAATTGCGAGCGAAGATCTGAACGCTTTGTGCTTTTGATTTCCGAAGCGCGGTTTCGGTGCAGTCATCTATGTTCAATGTAAAAATACGCGCCCATGGGAATGACGCGATCGCTTGGAGCTCCGGTGATGGTTTTGTGTTGGTCAGTCGCTTTCTCAAGAACGCTTGAAGTCGCGCAGAATCAATCGCGTTAATTGCCGAGTAGACAGCGCCGAGGGGCTCCCCGTTGTAGGGCCAACCCATAAATCCAGCGAGTTCGTTGGCAAGTTCATCTCCCATAGGCAATTCAAGATTATCGGAATCGTGTGATCCGTGAGACGCGCCGGCGCCGAGCAGGAGCATTAGCCGTCCAGTCAGGTAGGCGTTTTTTATGTCGGGCAGCATTGGAGCCTCCGAGGCTTGCGCAAGCAGGTTGGCAGCAGATGCGCCAGAATTTCCATCGTATCTTCTGGGATAGGCCGTGCCCAGGAGCATGGAGCACGATTTTGCTCCCGTCAGTCCCGGAAGCAGACAGCCCGCTCCACGCGGCCAAGGCCGGGCCTTGCGCCACAGACTGCCAAGGTCCGCTCTGGGTCGAACGCGGACCTCTTCCCCTCTCCTGGGCGATAACACTGATCTCCACACGGATGCGGACCGTGTTGATTCGCAACTCGGGCCTCTGTGCTCGCCGCTATCGCTTCGTGCAGCGGCTGTCTCGGCCAATATCACGCAAACGGAGAACCACATGCTCACTCTCGACCTCCCGGTCGAGCCGTACTGGCTTGACCTGCCGCGCGGCGTCCGCGTGGAAATCCGCCCCGTGACCACCGCCGTCATGGCCGCCGCCCAGGCCGGATCCGCGCGCCGCCTCGGCGCGCTGCGTGCTGCCGAGGCCGACCTCGACCCCGACATGGCGCGCGGCCTCGCCTTCGCTTTCCTCGTCAAGGCGCTCGCCCGTCACGCCGTCACCGCCTGGGAGGGCGTCGGCGACGCCGCCGGGGTGCCGCTGCCGCTCTCCCCCGAGGCCGTCGAGCGGCTCATGGACATCGACGAGATGGCCGCCGCCTTCTGGGACCGCGCCACCGGCCCGGTTGCCGCCGTGGCCCTGGAGGGAAACGGCTAAGGGCCCGGGCCGAATGGCATTTCGGCCAGGGCCCTGACTACTGCCGCGGCTGTGCCGCCCTGGACCGCGACTGCGGCATGGCCTGCCCCTACGCCGCCCACGCTCCCGCCAGCGTTGAGGGTGCCGCCGTCTGGACCGCGGGCACCACCTGCGCCACGGCGACGATGACCGGCCTCGACCTCGACATGCCGGCCGCGCTCTCCACCGCCCGCGAGATGGGTGCTTCCGGCTGGGCCGCAGCCGAACTGCTGCTCGCCATGCGCATGGGCCTCGCGGCCGGCAGCGCCGCGCGCCGCACTGATCCCCCCGGACCCTGACCATCCCACCGACGCAGGAGGCGTGACGCATGGCGGATAGCACGCGCCGCGTCTCGGTCCGGCTGTCGCTGGACGATGCCGCCCGGGTCAAGCAGGAGCTGCGCGAGGTCGGCGAGACCGGCCAGCGCAGCCTGGAGCGCATCCAGGGCGGCGCCGATCGTGCCTCCCGCGCCCTCGACCTGCTCGACGTCGCCGTGCGCGGCGTGCAGATCGCGGGCCTCGCCGCAGGCCTGCGCGCAGTGGTCGTCGCCGGCGACGCGCTCACCCAGTCCATGGGCCGGCTCAACACCGCGCTGGGCTCCGTCGAGCGTGCAGGCGAGATCTACGACCGGCTGTACCGCGATAGCCTGCAGACCGGCGTCGCGGTGCGCGAGAGCGTCGACGCCTTCGCCCGCTTCTCGATCGCCGCGCGGGAGATCGGCGCCACCTCCGACCAGGTCGCCACCCTGGTCGGCGGGCTGCAGCGCATCGCCATCGCGTCCGGCGCCAGCCAGCAGGAGATCGCCTCCAGCACGCAGCAGCTCGCCCAGGCGCTGGCCTCCGGCACCTTGCAGGGCGATGAGCTGCGGTCCATCCTCGAAGGCCTGCCCACCCTGGCGCAGGCGCTGGCGCGCGAGCTCGGCGTCTCCATCGGCGAGCTCCGCAAGCTCGGCTCCGAGGGCAAGCTCACCGCCGACACGGTCTTCCCGGCGCTGCTGCGCGCCGTCGAGCGGCTGAATGGCGAATTCGAGCGCGCGCCGCTCTCCGTCGGCCGCGCCTTCGGCCAGCTCACCGCCGCCGCCGACCAGTTCCTCGCCCGGCTCGACCAGGCCATCGGCCTGTCCAACGCCCTGGCGCGTGCGCTGTCCGGCGCCGCCCGCGTGCTGGATGGCGTGCGCCGCGGCTCGGGCCTGCTGCTGCCCAGCGAGCAGGAGGCCGACCGCCGCGCCCAGGCGGAGGCACTGCGCGCCCAGATCGCCCGCCTCGAGGCGGAGAACGACGGTCGCGACAGCCTCCGCTCCCAGCCGCGCCGCGGCAGCATCCAGGGCGGGCTGGTCGGCACGGCTCAGCAGCAGGCCGGCGTCGATCGCACCGCCCGGCTGGAGGAACTGCGCCGCCAGTATGCGGAACTCCAGGAGGAGATCACCCGCGGCGAGGCAGCCGCCGGTGAGCGCCAACGCACCGAGCAGGAGGCCGCGGCTGGCCAGGCCGCCGAGGCCCGTCGCCGCCGGACCGCCGCCGATGCCGAGGAACTGCGCAAGGCGCTCGACGACCGCTTTCGCATCAACAGCGAATACGAGGACCGCGTCCGTCGCCTGCGCGAGGCCGAGGCCGCGGGCGGCATCACCGCGGCCGATCGGACCCAGCTGGAGACGCTCGCCCTCCGGGAACGCGACGAGGCACTGCGCCGCATCGAGGGCACCACCCGGCGCGTGGCATCCATCCCGCGCCCCGACCGCGAGGCCGAGCGCGAGATCAACGACATCATCCGCGAGCGCGAGCGGCTGATCCAGAACAACGAGAATGC